CTTGCCAACCACCTCTCACAATGCTAGATTGCCCCCATGCTAATCACAGCTCATGCAGTGCAGCGCTACAAAGAGCGGGTCGCGGACGTTCCCGTTCTCGAAGCTATGGAGGCGCTATCCTGCGATGCCGTGAAGGCGGCAATTAACTTTGGCGCAAAGGTGGTAAAGCTTCATGGCGGGCAAAGGATTATCATCCAAGGGCAGTCGGTGGTAACTGTCATTCCGCATACGCGGATCAACCGCAACACGCTGCGCATCTGGGAACATGAAGGGGTTGGGTTTGATGGCTGAGAATATCATACAGTTTCAGGATGGCCGCTTAGCTGCGATGGCAGGCGAAAAGCGTGACGCGCGCAAAAGCAAAGACTGGTTAGAAGGATACGACCAGACTAGGCAGGCCAAAGAGGCAAGCTATGTCATCGCCTAAACTAACCCTCAAGCAAGAGAACTTTGTCCTAGCCTACATCGAGACGGGCAACGCTTCGGAGGCTTATAGGCGCGCTTATGATGCGCAGAACATGAAGGCGGAAAGCATTGTGGTGAGTGCCAGCAAGTTGATGGCTAAGCCTAACATCGCCCTAAGGGTGGCTGAATTGAAGGCAGAGGCTAAAGAGCGTTGCTTGGTGACTGTTGAGGCGCTTACCGAAAGGCTCTTGCGGATTGCCCAAAAGGCAGAGGATCTAGAGGAGGCTGCGGGCTTTTCTGTTTCACGTGCTGCGGCGATGGACGTTGCGAAACTTAATGGCTTGGTGATCGATAAGGCGCAGAACGAAAATAAGAACGAAGTTACTGTGATCGAGCGCAAGGTTGTTAAGTGACCACGCTCCAAATCGATACACCTGAATGGATGCTGCCCTTGCTGGAGCCTGCGCGCTATAAGGGCGCGTTTGGTGGCCGTGGATCGGGCAAGAGCCATGCCTTCGCAGAGATGATTATTGAAGCGCATGTGATCGATCCTAAGCGCCGGACTGTTTGCGTTCGAGAGATCCAGAAGAGCCTGGCGCAATCGGTCAAGCGGCTGCTGGAAAGCAAGATTGAGGCGCTTGGCGTCCAGAAGTATTTCGAGGTGCAGGAAAGCGCTATCAAATCCCGCAAGGGTGATGGGATCATCATCTTTCAGGGGATGCAGAACCACACAAGCGACAGCATCAAATCGCTGGAGGGTTTTGACTGCGCATGGGTTGAAGAGGCGCAGAGCCTATCGCAGCGCAGCCTAGACCTATTGCGCCCTACAATCCGCAAGCCCAACAGCGAACTGTGGTTTACGTGGAACCCTCACAAGGCAGATGATCCTATCGACTTGCTGTTGCGTGGTGACAATCCGCCACCTAGCGCGCAAGTGATCGAGGTAAACTATACGGATAACCCATGGTTCCCCGATGTGCTGCGGGATGAAATGGAATACGATAAGCGGCGCGACCCTGACAAATACAAGCACGTCTGGCTTGGTGCTTACCAGTCTAACAGCGAAGCCAGAGTTTTCCACAATTGGCGGATAGATGAATTTGAAGCCCCACGCGATGCCGTTCACCGGCTGGGGGCTGACTGGGGTTTTGCCAGCGATCCCACTGTTCTAGTTCGCTGCCACATCATCGGGCGGTCGCTTTACGTGGACTATGAGGCTTATCGCGTGGGTTGCGAGATTATGGACACGCCAAGCCTGTTTATGGGCGTCCCTGAGGCTGAGAAGTGGCCTATGGTGGCAGATAGCGCCCGCCCCGAGACTATCAGCCACATGCGCCAGAATGGCTTCCCTAAGATCGTCTCTGCGATCAAGGGGCCAAAGTCTGTAGAGGAGGGCGTGGAGTGGCTAAAGTCATTTGACATTGTGGTTCATCCGAGATGCAAGCATACGATTGATGAGCTGTCGCTATACAGCTACAAGATAGACCCCAAGACCCAGCTTGTCTTGCCGGTGCTGGACGACAAGGATAACCATGTGATCGACGCTTTGCGCTATGCCTGCGAAGGTGTCAGGCGGGCGAAGCCTGTTGAAGATAAGCCGGTTAACGTCATCCCATGCGCTTCCCCTTGGCGCTAAACTTGCGCTAGTGAAAAGGCTATGCTAGTTTAATTCGCCCAAGGCCGCATCGGCAGTAGGGCCACGAGGGTTTGATGGCGCTTTCAAAAACACAACGTTTGCAGCGAGTGCATGCCGAAGCATTGCAGCAATACCAGCGCGCCCGCGATGCTTGCTGGGAGCAGCGTCAGCAAGCGGTGTCAGATCGGCGCTTTGTATCGATCCCCGGAGCAAGCTGGGAAGGCCCTTTCCTTACGATGTTTGAGAACCGCCCGCGTCTGGAGTTTAACAAAACTCAGCTTGCGGTGATGCGGATCATCAACGAGATGCGGAACAACCGCATTAGCGTTGACTTTACCAGCAAGGATGGCAGCACGGATGACCGCCTAGCCGATGTGTGCGATGCGCTGTATCGGGCGGATGAACAAGACAGCGGCGCGCAGGAAGCCTACGATAACGCAACGGAAGAGGCTGTATCGGGCGGCTTTGGCGCATGGCGGCTTAGTACTGTCTATGAAGATGAATACGACGATGAAGACGACCGGCAGCGGATTATCATGGAACCAATCTATGACGCTGACACATCGGTGTTCTTTGATGCTGACGCCAAGAGGCAAGACAAGTCGGACGCCCGTGAATGCTGGGTGATCTACAGCGTAGACAAGGACGCCTACAAGGCTGAGTGGAAAGACGATCCTACGACTTGGCCCAAGGATGCCAGCGGGACGCAGTTCGACTGGTCAACGCCTGATGTTGTCTATGTGGCGGAATACTACAAGGTCGAAGAGGTCAAAGAAACCATCCACATATTCCGCAAGGCTGCGGGTGGTGAGGTTCGCTATACCGACGATGAACTTGAGGATATGGCGGAAAGCGGCGAGGGCGAGGCCGAAGTAGAAGGTAGTGTTGAGGCTGGCATTGCGATGCTGGCTGATGAAGGCACCGTCAAGCTGCGTGACAAGCGAGTGAAGCGCCGCAAGGTTCGCAAATACATCATGAGCGGTGGCGGCGTCCTTGAGGATTGCGGCTATATCGCGGGCAAGTTCATTCCTGTTATTCCGGTTTACGGCAAGCGTTGGTTTGTTGATAACATCGAGCGCTTTATGGGCGCTGTGCGGATGGCCAAAGATCCGCAGCGCATGAAGAACATGCAAGTGTCAAAGCTTGCTGAGATTGCCGCGCTGTCTAGCGTTGAAAAGCCGATCTTTACGCCTGAGCAAATGGCAGGGCATCAGTTGCTTTGGGCGCGGGACAACATCGAAAACAACCCTTACTTGCTGGTCAATAAGGTGACTGACGCAAGCGGCAATCCCGTCCCCTCTGGCCCTGTTGCTTACACGCGCCCGCCGATGATCCCGCCTGCGATGGCCGCGCTGTTGCAGTTGACCGAAACGGATATGGCGGAGATCCTCGGCAACAACCAGCAAGCCGATGTGATGCAGCCGAATATGTCTGGCAAGGCGGTGGAATTGATCCAAAGCCGCGTTGACATGCAGGCGTATATCTACATGAGCAACCGCGCCAAAGCGATGCAGCATTGCGGGCGCGTATGGCTGTCGATGGCTAAAGAGATCTACGTCGAAGAAGGCCGCAAGATGAAGGGCCTTGGCGAGATGGGCAACGTGGAGGCGGTGACGCTTTCGGAGCCTTTCATGCAAGAGAACGGCGTTCAATCGTTTCGCAATGACCTGACCAAGGCAGACTTTGACGTGAATGTCGATGTTGGCCCATCGTTTAGCAGCAAGCGCCAAGCCCAAGTGCGGGCGATCACAGGCCTGTTGCAGATGACGACCGACCCAACGGACGCGGCTATCCTTTCGGCAATGGCTATCATGAATATGGAAGCCGAGGGCCTTGGCGAGATTAAGCAGTATTACCGCCGCAAGCTGGTAACGATGGGCGTGATTGAGCCTAGCGACGACGAGGCCAAGGAAATGCAGGCGGCGCAAGAGGCATCGGCTAAGCCGGACGCGCAGCAGCAGTACCTTATGGCGGCATCTGCCAAGGAGGCGGCGCTTGGAGAGAAGGCTATTGCTGACACCGAACTAACCCGCGCCAAGGTTGATCAAACCAACGCAGAAACCATGAAAACGATGGTTGAACTGGGTAAGCAGTCACCGCCCGCTGCGTAATGGGCGCGAAAAGGGGAATGGGAATGGATATCGACACGGAAGCAGACGACCAGATCGAAGTGCAAGAGCATGTGCTTGACGAAGGCCAAGAGCAGGAAGCTGATGATGATGGCGTAATCGCCGTTACCATTGACGGCTTTGAGCCTGAGCCTAGCGAGGCTGAAGGCGATGATGCTGATGATGAACCATTGCCCGAGAAGGCCCCGTCATGGGCTAAGAAGCTGCGCGAGACTGCTGAGGATCGGCGAAAGCGGCTGCGGGAAGCAGAGCGCGAACTGAAGGAACTGCGCGCCAAGGTTGCTCCAGCCCCACAGGAGCAGGCCCTGCCGCCTAAGCCATCGATCATGGATGATGACATTGATGGCGATGAAGAACTGTTTGCAGAGCGCCTTGAGGGCTGGCTGGCACAGAAGGCCAAGCACGAAGAAAAGCAGCAAGCCGCCAAGCGCCAGCAACAAGAGGCTGATGAACGCTGGCAGGGGCGGTTGACGACCTACAACGAGGGCAAGAAAGCCATCCGCGCCCCTGACTATGTGGACGCAGAGGAAAATGTGCAATCGGCGTTTGACCAAACCCAGCATGGTATCATGGTCTACAACGCGAAAGACCCCGTTTTGCTGGAATACGCTCTGGGCAAAAATCCAAAGGTGCTTGCCGAGTTGGCGGCGATCAAGGAGCCAATGCAGTTCACTTGGCGACTGGCTCAGATTGAAAAGGATTTGAAAGTGGAAAAACGCAAGCCTGCTGCCGCCCCTGAAAAGCGCGTGTCTGGATCGACTGGCCTTGGCGTGTCATCTGACAAGCGCCTAGAGGAACTGCGTGAGGAAGCAGCCCGCACCGGCAACTTTGACAAGGTGATGGCTTACAAGCGGCAGATGCGTGGTAAATAAGCCCTAACTTGCATGGGGGGCGTTATCGTGTTAATGTCCCCCACGACATGACCTCGCCAGTCTATAAACAGGCAGATCAGTAGCCCGCCACCCGGCTCTAAATGGGTGAGTAGATCGAGGCAGAAGCCTCTCAACTCATTCCATTTTAGGAGGCCATCATGGCTAACAATTTCAGTAAAGAAGAGCGCGTAGCATTCGAGCAAATTCTCGAAGGCTTCCAAGATGCTATGGTTATCTCGCGCAATGTGGCGAAGTTCGGCACCAATGGCGAACTGATGGAGCGCGCAAACGACACCATCTGGCGTCCATCGCCCTACATCCTCAACAGCCAAGACCGTACCATCGGTTCGGCTGTCACCCCGCAGGATGTGACCCAGCTTTCCGTTCCCTCGCGTTTGACCGAAAAGAAGAACGTCTCGTGGAACATGAATGCTCTGGAATTGCGCGATGCGTTGCAGGAAGACCGCCTTGGCAAGGCCGCTTATCAGCGCTTGGCTTCGGATATCAACACCAAGGTTCGCGATGTGGTGTCGATGCAAGGCACCCTTGTCGTCCCCATCAGCACGGCTGCGGGCGATTATGATGACATTGCGCTTGCCGAAAGCATCATGAACGAGCAGGGCGTTGGCGAAGGTGACCGCTATTTGGCGCTGACCACTCGCGACTACAACGGCCTTGCTGGCAATCTGGCAGGTCGCCAGACCATGACCGGCAAGCCTACCTCGGCCTATGAGCGTTCGTATGTCGGCCCGATTGCAGGCTTTGAAACCTACAAGATCGATGCTGGCAAGCGTATCACGGCTGCGGCTGGTGGCGGTTCGATCACCATTGCTACCAACGGCGCGCAGGTTCGCTATGTGCCTGACAACGTGGACGCCAACGGCAACAATGTGGACAACCGCTATCAGACTGTGACGGTTTCCAGCACCACGAATGTGGCGGCTGGCGATTGCTTCACGATTGCTGGCATTGAGTCTGTTCATCACATCACCAAGGAAAGCACGGGGCAGCTTAAGACGTTCCGCGTTATCTCGGTGGCCAGCAGCACGACTATGGTTATCAGCCCGCCCATGATCGGCGCAAACTCGTCGCCGACCGCGCCGGAAACCGCGTACAAGAATATCAACGTTGCATCGACCTCGGCAACGGCTGCTGTGACTTGGCTCAATGCCGACAGCGCGGGCGCGAACCCGTTCTGGCGCTATGAAAGCATCGAATTGCTGCCCGGACGTTATGCCGTTCCCGACAATCAGGGCGTTGATATCATGCGCGGCACCACGGATCAGGGCCTTGAAGTGGTGATGGGCAAGAAGTTCGATAACTCGACTTTCACGACCCTTTACACGCTTGACGCGCTCTATGGTGTGGTGAACACCAATCCGGAGCAGAATGGCATTATCCTGTTTAATCAGGTGCCTTAATGGGGGTGGGGCTGGCTTCGGCTGGCCCCATTTTTAAGGGTTGGGTTTATGGCTAAGAAGCAATCGGAAAAGATCGCCAAGGTTATGGGTGAATTTAAGCGCGGTACGCTTTCCGCTGGGATCAACCCGAAGGGGCCAAAGAAAGCGCTTAAGGCTAAGGGTGTAAAGCAGGCGATTGCAATTGCTTTGAGTGTGGCGGGTAAAGGGAAGAAGAAGTGATGGAATACCCCACAATCGTCTATCGCGTTCCGGGGCGGCATGTCGGCAACGGCTGCACCTATGACTATAAGGGCGCGGACGACAAGGAAGCGTTTGAGGCGCTTATTGCCGCTGGCTGGTTTCCGACCATGATGGACGCCAAGGAAGGCAAGGCCGCCAAGGATGCTGATCCAGATCGAAAGGCGCTTGAGGCTAAGGCCCGCGCTTTGGGCGTGTCGTTCAACTGGAAAACGCCCACGGCTGTTTTGGCTGACAAAGTGGCGGCTGCGAAGGCGGCTGCGGAATGAGCTACACCATTCGCCAGTTTGTGACCTCGGCTCTCGAAGAGATTGGGCTTGCGTCCTATGTTTTCGATTTGCAGCCGGAGCAACTGGCATCGGCGGCTAAGCGCATGAACGCAATGCTGGCGGAATGGAATACAAAGGGCATTTACCTTGGGGCAACGCTTTACGGCAACCCTGATGACATTGACCTAGACGCGGCAAGCAATGTGCCGGACATGGCCAATGAGGCTATCACGACAAACCTTGCTATTCGCATTGCGCCGATGTTTGGCAAGTCGCCATTGCCTGAGACGAAAACCACGGCGCGTTCGGCTTATGAGGCGATGCTTCTGGCGTTCTCCAAGCCTATCCCCATGCAATTGCCTGTCATGCCTGCGGGCGCTGGCAACAAGCCTTGGCGCTATGATGATGCGTTTACGTATGGGCCGGTGGACAGCGTGACCATTGGCGGCAATAGCAATCTGGAGTTTTGACGATGACCGCGATTAACCAGCTTTCCGCCGTAACCTCGCTGAGCGCTGGCGATCAGGTTCCCGTCTATGCGGCTTCGCAGGGTGATGCGCGCAAGTTCTCGCTTACCACGCTTGTATCGTTTCTCTCCTCTGCGTTTTCGTCGCTGACTTTGAGCAGCTACGTTAAGGTGTCTGCCGTGGCGGTGGCTTCCCTTCCCTCTGCGGCCACGGCAGGCGCTGGGGCGCGGGCGACTGTGACCGATGCAACCAGCACCACGTTTAACGCTTCTGTGGCTGGCGGAGGATCAAATATCGTGCCGGTGTTTTCCGATGGCACAAACTGGAAGGTAGGCTAATGGAACAAGCATTCGCGCCCGCTTATAGCGGTATCACATCTGTCACTAACGCCATTTCAGCAACGGCTGCGGTGGTTTTGCCCAAATCTTGCACGGCCTTGATGGTCTACAATGTAAGCGCGTCGGCAACTGTCTATGTTCGCGTTACGTCTTATCAAGACGAGGCTAGCCCGCCGACTGGTGACACACCAACGGCAACCAATAGCGTCCCCATCGGCCCAAGCGGGCGGGTTTGCCTTTATATCGGCCCCGGATGCAAACTGGTGCGCACAATCGCATCGGCTGCGAATGCCAACGTGATGCTTATTCCCGGCAATATGCGGGGATGACGCAGATCCCCATCTTGAACGGGGTTTACACTGATGCGGGTTCCGACTTTCGCACGGCCTATCCTGTCAACCTGATCCCTGTCCCCAAGCAGAAAAGTATT